CATACCTTTTCGGGTTTGCCATAGAAAAAATCCTGCGGAATTTTTTCCGACTTCTGGTATTCCTCTTGCTGCTAACATAGGAGCAAGAGAAAAAGGTTTTCTCATGTTACCAATAAAGTTTATACTATTGACTGTCTTTTCAATATCTTCGTCCTCATAATCTGCTTCTAATATATCAAGAAAATCTTTTATAACTTCATCAATTCTTTTTTGTTTATATTTTTTAAGTATCCTCTTGTTTAAATTAACAATACCTTCCTTAGATACAAGATGAAGTATAAAAGTTTCTTTTTGTTTTTCTAATTTGTAATCAGATATTCTATTAACATACATGGTCATTTCAAATACACCAGGCGATTCTTCTCTTTGTTTTTCTATAGGAGAAGTGATATGTATTTTTACTTTTTCTCCTCCCACTATTGGAAGTCCACTATAAATTCCTTGACCGTCTATTGTATCACCACTAGTTACCACTCCCATTACTGCAGTCACAACTGGAGACATTATATCTTCAAAATATTGAAAAGATGACACACCCAATCTAAGGTCTATAGTGCCACCTGCACGACCTGTTATTTCTATTACTTCGTAAGTAGATCCTTGAGTTGCTACTGCTGCCATCTATGTAAATGTAGTGTTTACTGTTTGCATATGTCTTATAACACTGCCACCAGACTGTACTGGTTGAGGCATCATTGGTTCACTTGATTTAGTTACAACTGGTGGTGGTGGTGTAAATGTATTTATTGGTATAGGGATAGTCTTTTTCTTCTTTCTACCCAACATGGCAAGGTCAGTTGCTCTGTCAACCTTTTTTTGTATCTTTGCATTTCTTCTTCCCCTTCCTGTTCTCCTACTTTTTTGTGCACTATCAGCACCTATGAAGTTGAAATGGAATGGATCTGAAACACCTTCCCACTTCCAACCATATTTTGATGCATTTTTTGTCATCCATTTATGTTCTGGAGTATTTACTGCAATATCAAGTGCTCTTCCCTGTACATGTGGTGATGTACCTGCAGGTGCAGGATCTACAACAGTATTACCATCTTCATTTTCGACTAATGTTTCCTGTTGTTCTGGTGTCCTCATAGATGATACAACTGCCTTGGTTAAATCAACACCATCTTCTGCTGCTGCTTTAAGAACTTTCTTCCAACCCTCAGCAGCATCATCGCCAAGATTAATAGGTTTACTGTACATATCCATACCTAAACCTTGAGGAGTTACAACTTTCTTAGCACTCTTACCATCTCCAACACCTGCCTTCTCATCCATCTGGACAGTAAGAGTTCCCTCTACAGTTGATGATGGTTTTTCAATAACTAATTTTGGTTTTGGTTCCTCTTGTGGTTGGATATTATCCGTCATTACCACTTGTGTTTCCTTAGTCTCTTCCTTTAGATTCTCTTTCTTTTCTGTAGTATCGGTATCTCGTTTTAGAGAATCCTCTTTCTTATCTGCTTTGCGTTTTACTTTATGTTCTTCACCTGTTTTTTCTTTTACGATCTCCTCTGCAGTTTGTCCTTTGCTTGTTCTTGATTCTAAATCTTTTTTAGTATCTTCAATCCCTGATTTAGCTTTGTCAACATTTTTATCAAGTCCTTTCTTAGTATCTTTTAAACTATCTTCTGCTGATTCCATATCAGACTTATTTTTCTTGAGATCTTTATCAAGTGACTTTGAATCATTACCACCACCAATGAGTTTTGCTAATCCTTCTACTATAGGAGATATAATATTAAACAATGTCTCAAACACAGGTCCTGCTACCTTCCAGAACCCTTTCAATACCTTCATTACCTTTTCTAAAAATTTCATTATTTTGGGTAAGTTATTAATAATAAATCCACCTATGATAGCAACAATAGCAGTCAATATTCTCATGCCACCTTTCTTTGCCATCTCTTTTATTTTACCACCTGCCTTTCCACCTCGTTTTCCTGTCTCCTCAAGTTGTTTTTCTGCGTCCTTTGATTGCTGTCTTTTAAGTAATCTAGCAGCATCAATCTTCTTTTCTTGCTCTAGTTTTTGTTCTCTCTCGGATCTCTTTTCAAATGCTTTTTGTAATCCTCTAGTTGTTTCTAGTATCGCATTTAATCCAAAGTTCATTACATCAAATGCCTCAGAAGTAGGCATAAACTTTGGTTTCTTTCTTGATTGTTTAGCTGCTTCTTTAGCGTCTATCTCTGCCTTGATCTGCTCATAAGATTTGGCATTTTTATTTCTTTTTCTTCTCTTTTTTAATTTACCACCACTCGCATCTATCTCTGCCTGTACCTTAGCATCATACTCTGCCTTCTCCTCATCAGACATTTTATAGAATGGTTTATTCTCGACAATCTTAGGCATCAGTTATCACCCCTGCTGATAAGTATGAGAAAAGTACATTCTATAATCATTACCGCTATTAGCAGTTTGTAACTCAGGTACACTTGTAGCATTACCACTATCCATCTGTCCAGTTTGAGCACTTCCACCATCAGTTTTAGTTTGCATTGGTATTACCTCTACCTGTTGTTCAGAGGTATCTTTAGATATATCATTAATCTTAGTAGCATTTGATGCATTGCTAGTGCTTGAAGAAGCTGCTATATCCATGCCACCATTACCTTTAATGTCAGCATCTGTAGTAGCACTAGGTTTATTGAGTAATTTGTTTGGATCAACTGTCTCTCCTCCCTCACTAGTGGTTGCTTTGTCTATAACATCAAGATCTTTTTCTGCCTGTCCTACCTCATCTGACTTAAGATTTTCCTTAGTCTCAGATGAGACACCCTCAATTGTTGATATGTCCAATTCTCCTGAGAATAATGCATCAATTTGTTTTGTATATCTTTCTCTAATTTCTTGTTTTGCTTTAGAAATTTTAGGTCCTGACTTTCTATTTCTACTACCCTTATTTTTAGCTCTTATTTCTTTCTCTTTTTCTTTCATCTCTTTTCTCATATTATCTCTAAGTTGTATAAGTCCATCTCTCTTTTCTACATACTTTGCTACTGCCTCTTTTTGCTGTGGAGTTCCATGTTCTGCTATAGTTTTTTTCTTACTCTTTCTAGTGTTTCTACTACCTGCAACATAGAATTTTTCTTTCTTTCCGTTACCAACAACCTCTATACCTTGGTCATCTAAATTTTGTTTTAATGAATTAAATCCTTCAAGATATTCTTCACCACCTGCTGCCCTAGTTTGTATTGCTTTGATTACAGTTTTAGTTAAAATGACTGTACCTGCGATACCTGCAATCAAACCTATCGCTGCCCAAGCCCAAGGATTCATTAATAATGCCATGATAGCTGGCATTGCTGCAGATAAAGCTCCAGTAATAGCAGTTATTGCACTAATAATAGGTCCTATATTGAGTAAAGCAAATATTCCTGCGACCACTCCCAATGCTTTTACAACTTCCATTCCCATTTTTTTAAATGATTCAGTATCCCCATCCTTTAGGAACTGCATCATCTTCATACCCTTATCAATCAACCATCCTGCAAATATAGCAGTCAATGCTGTAAACAATCTATTTAAAATACCCTTAGCACCTTCTGCTAATTTAGATGTCTTCTTTGTTTTCTCTTTTGATTCTTTAGTATCTAACTCTAAAAACTTCTCTGCACCTGCTTTCTTTTTAGCATCTAATGCTCTTGCATCATCTGTATCACCTTCTTTCTTTTCTTTCTTATCTAATTTTAATTGAGAATCAAGGATCTCTACTATTCCTTTTAGTGTATTATTAATATTGACTAAAGTTCTACTAACTTCATTGATATTTTTTGGGTCAACACCTTCCATCGAAGCACCAGATCCCTTATTACTTTTGGAACCCATGAACTTCTGCGGATCTACCTTTGGTTTATCCTCAGTCTTGGTTAGTCTATTTGAAAAATCAGCCATTTTGCTGCTGTTTTAAATTTTCCTCTTCGATGTAATTTTTTAATAAACTAATATATATTTCCCGTTCCCACGGGATCATGTTTTCAATATCACTCAAACTATATTTATGATGCTGCATGAGGGCGAAGTTGATCTTGTAATATGAAACAAGATCCTCATGGAGCATCGCTAGTTGAAAAAAGCTGCTAAACCCTCCAACTTCACAGTACTTTCTTTTTTAGTCTTAGGATTTGTGACTGTTATTTCATGAGTAAGTTTAGGCATAGTTGTAAAGAACTTCTCCAATTCTTTAAACTGTTTAGAACCTAATCCCTCTAGAAAGTCTACCATTTCCTTCTGCGTAAAGTCTGATCCTGTCCAAGTTTCATCCTCACTAAAGATCATTTCAACACAACTAGCAATCATCTCAATAGATTGCTCAAATCCAACATTATCAACTTGGAAATTATCTTTAATAAACTCATCCAATGAAGGATACTTCATTCTCATTTTTAGTTTATCATCTAAAATAATGTCTTTATCATGATCTGGATCAAATGTCACTCCTATAGCATCTAAATCCACAGTTACTGGTACATTAGTAACACCATCATCAGGACAAGTAACTTGAATGTCTACTGTCTCACCAACAGACTTACCTCGTACATTTAAGAACAGGTATTCAATATCAAATGTTGATAATTTATCAATCTTAATTCCTTTTGTAAGGATACATTGTCCTAGAACTTGCTTAACTGCTCTAGCAATATCTCCAATATCATTACTTTCCATAGCAATGACTAGAATTTTTTCTTCTTTAACCAAGAATGGTCTATATCTAATTTTCCTTTTTGATGAAGGAATCGTCAACTCATAGGTTGGTGCATTAATCTGGGGTAATGGCATCAGTTTTTTCCTTTAACTACACCACAAAGATAAGACATTGTGGATTTCAATAAGTTACCATCCAATTCATCAAACATATACATGTTTAAACGAAATGCATAGTTTGCCTCAGTAACGATAGCATTTACCTGTGATGTTGTAACAGGCAGTTTATTTAGGGTAGCACGATAATTATTTTTAAATTCTTTTTTATCTTCAATATCAGGAAACTTGTAGAAGGCAAGACCTTCATCTTCAAGTTTTAGTGATTTCTCTGCTATATTTTTAAGAATTTGACCACCAGAAAGATCACCAAGATACCTAGTGTAGTGATGTCCTACCAGAAGTTCTGGTTCTTCGTGAGCAACCTCTTGAATACGCTCCATGTATTGCTTACATGCTTGTGAAGGATATATTTTCTCTCGCCAATCTATGCCAAAGAAATAATCACAATCCTCTGATAAAGCATCATGCCTATACAGTTCTGGTATATCCAGAGGTCCTACGATAGGATCATCTTTTAATCTTCTGACCTCTGCTTCTATAGTATGATATATGAAGTAAAAGTTAGAAATTAACTCTCGATAATTCTCTTTGTCTACGACTCCTTTAAGGAATGATGAAACAAATTTAGTGTTCTCTGCTGCTGAATGAGATTTTTTAGTTCCCGACTTCAGTTCTTGTGCAAGTCCCATATCAATTTTTAATGTATATATTATAGCACAGATTAACTACTTTCGCCAGTGGCTGCATCTAATTCTTCTTGAGTCAGTGTATAACCAGTACTTTGAAGACCATCTTCTTTAAATAAACCTGACCTATCTGGTATGCTACCAATTGCAGTACCTGATGTTACATTTGCGTAGTTAGCAGCATATGCTCTACGATCTAATGAACCCATCTTACCAAAATAGTATCTGTCATATGCAAATGTAACCTGACATTCAAGCACTTGGTTACCATCATATGCAACAGGCATAGAAGACACAGCAACTGGAAAACAATTTAAAAAATTATATTCTACACTTCTAAAATGATCTTTGTCAAACTTTTGAATCTTTATAGTATCAACCTTATATTCATCTGGATACTGCATTCTATGGTAATATGCAATATTTGTTCTGTCTACTTGATCATTAGATCCAGATGCTATGAACTCATGCCATAACTCAAAAAATTCTAGTGTTCTATATTGATTATCAACATAAAAAGTAAAAGACACATCAGTATATACTCTTGAATGTGCCATTTTTTCAACAATACCCATTCTTTGACCTTCTACCTGTGCTGTTGCCATAGTAGTTGCAGGTAACTCAGCACTGTTACATAATAATCCTAGATCTCTACTAATAAAGAAGTTAGTGACTCTAGGACATCTTGTATTAATATATCCTCTTAATCGTTGCAGAGCACCAAAACCTGAGAAGAATACTTCATAGTGGTTTGTCGTAGCAACCTTTTGGAATAAACTACGAATTTGTTCTGTCTTTTTAACTCTTGGGTACTTGGGCACAATAAATACCTATGGGAACTTATACGATTATGGCACACTCTGGCATATTTAGACCTTCTAACATAAAAAAGTATAGAGGAGACTATCGTAATATTATTTATCGTAGTTCGTGGGAGAAAGTCTTCATGAGATACTGTGATAAAAATAGTAATATATTGGAATGGGGATCTGAAGAAACTATTATCCCATATCGCTCACCATTAGACCAAAGAATACATAGATATTTTCCTGATTTTTATATTAAAGTTAGAGATAATGGTGGTAAAGCAAAGAAATATATTATTGAAATAAAACCTAAAAAACAATGTATTGAACCAAAAATACAAAAAAGAAGAACTAAAAGGTATATCAGAGAAGTTATGGAATATGCTAAAAATCAAGCAAAGTGGAAAGCAGCAAGGGAATACTGTGCTGATAGACATTTAGAGTTTAAAATTTTAACAGAGGATAATTTGCCAGTATGAGTAGATTACAGGAAATTGTAGATGGAGCGACTGGATTGAGAGATCCAGAAGATATCATGGAGGAAATTATGGAGGCACTTAATGATACTGTGTCACCTATTCCTGATCCTGGCAACTATTACACTTTTGTATATAATGCAAAGACACCTAAGTTAAGATATGATCAACACCCTTTGATTGCATGTACAGATATACAACAATGGGGATTCAGAGGATTCAACTATCATTGGGGTTTGATGAGAAAATATACATGGAATGAAGTAGCAGGTCAA